TTAGACATGGCTGCGCACTGTGCTGGTGATCACGCCCCAAATTGATAACTCATCGCCTTCAAGAACGTAGCGCGCCGGGTATTTGGGGTTCTCAGAAAGCAGAACTATCTCCCGGCCGCGCTTGCACAGGCGCTTGCAGACGGGCTCATTGTTCAGCAGCGCCACCACCACATGCCCATGGGCCGGCTCAATGGCGCGATCCACCACCGCGAGGTCACCATCGAAGATCCCAACTCCCTGCATGCTTTCTCCGGTGATGGCTACCAAGTACACATGCGGCGCACGGATATTCAGAACCTCATCCAATGAGATGTGCTGCTCAATGTGATCCGCTGCCGGCGAAGGAAAGCCAGCCGGAACCTGGAACGAGCACAAAGGCAGCTTCGCGCCTAGCTCAGCAATGGGACCTAAAATGGTGAAGCTCATGATGCGGCCTTTACATTTACTGTACGAATGTACAGTTAACTTTGTAGGACGCTTGCGGTCAATTTATCTGTAGGGGATTTCGACAGACGGAGAGGTGCGTATGTGCGGACGATTCGTGCAGTACGAAGGGATGGCGATCTTCCTTGAAGAACTGAGCCCGCAGATAGAGCTGTTCAGCGGTTACGACGCTCAGCCTATTGATCGATATAACGTCGCTCCGTCGACGCGGGTGCAGTTGCTGCACGCCGCAGAGAATGGACTGCATATTGATGCCGTCAAATGGGGATGGGCGCCGTTTTGGGCCAAGGGCAAACGCCCTGACCCAATTAACGCACGCGTAGAAACGGTCACCTCGGGAAAGTTCTTCAAACAGCTTTGGCCGACTGGCCGAGCCTTGGTCCCGAGTGAAGGGTGGTATGAGTGGGTCAAAGACCTGGACGATCCGAAGAAAAAGCAGCCCTACTTCATTCGCCTGAAGAGTCAGAAACCGATGTTCTTTGGCGCACTCGCCCAGGTTCACCCCGGCCTAGATCCCCATGATGGCGACGGATTCGTAATCATCACCGCCGCCAGTGACCAGGGAATGGTAGATATCCACGACCGCAAGCCGTTGGTGCTTACCCCTAAGCATGCTAGAGAATGGATTGATCCCAGCCTTACTCCGGGCCGCGCCGAGGAAATAGCGAAGGAATGCTGTCAGCCTGTTGATGACTTTGAGTGGTATGCGGTAGGCAAAGCTGTTGGTAACGTGAAAAATCAGGGGGCTGATTTACTGCTGCCCGTGCTGCCGGAGGACTCTTAACGAGCGTCAGAACAGCCCCCCTAACGCCGCCGGCTCCCAGTTCATGATCACAAGTTCGCCGCTAACCTCGGCCTTACCCTGCCGCTGATTTTGATTGCAGTACCGAATGTCCACGGTCTCAAAATGAAAACCGTCGAACACCTGCCGAATGTCAGGATGGTCATTGATGCTGACCATGACCTTCCCTTTGCAGCGCCGCATGAAATCGGCCATGCGCTCGTAATTCTCAAAGGGAAAATCCACGCCATAACCGGCGGTCTGCCAGTAAGGCGGATCCATGTAGTGGAAGGTGTGGGCACGGTCGTAGCGTTCAGCGCAGTCCAACCAGGGCAGGTTTTCAACGTAGGTGCCAGAGAGCCGCTGCCAGGCGGCCGAGAGGTTTTCCTCGATCCGCAGCAGGTTGATGGCCGGACCGGTAGTCGCGGTACCAAACGTCTGTCCTGTTACCTTGCCGGCAAAGGCATGGTGCTGCAGGTAGAAAAACCGAGCGGCGCGTTGGATGTCAGTGAGGGTTTCAGGGCGGGTCATCTTCTGCCACTCGAACACCTGCCGAGAACTGAGCGCCCATTTGAACTGGCGTACGAATTCTTCCAAGTGGTTCTGCACAACGCGGTACAGCGTCACCAGGTCGCCGTTGATGTCATTGAGGACTTCAACCGGCGCGGCCTGGGGACGCATGAAGTAGAGCGCGGCACCGCCGGCAAAGACTTCGACGTAGCATTCGTGCGGCGGGAAGAGCGGGATAAGGCGGTCGGCCAGGCGGCGTTTGCCGCCCATCCAGGGGATGATGGGTGTGGACATCTAAAAGCAAGACCTTTGCTGTATGAATAAACAGTGCTAGGCTCGCTCCGCTTTGTGCACGAAGCAGGAGCCTTGGCTGGACTTGCAGGGGCAATCTGCGGGAAAGGTGGCCGGGCTGGATGTTGACGCATCCTGCCCGGCCGCTCCTTTTACTTCGGTGTGGAAACTTCTTTTGCGTAAGCCTGACAGGCCCGCAGGGCGATCAATCCTTGGTCGCCGGCATCGGTGATTCCGATAATTCGTTGAGCATGCGCTGGGTCAAGTTCGGCTCTTGTGGTGCCATGAACCACGCGGCCGGTGGCGGTGGTGGTTGGCACTGAACAGCTGCCGGTGGCATCGGTGGCGGCGAGTACGACCGACAGCCGCAGATCAGCAGTAGCCAGGCGGTCACGCAGACGAGCCTGCTTGGTTTGCTCATTGGTCAATTCCTTGTGGTGGGTTTCGTCTATGCTCTGCAGGCGCTGTTCCAGGGCCAGGCGCTTGTCCTGCTCGGTACGCTGCAGGGCAGCAGACGCCTGGGATAACTCATTGAGGGTGTCCGCCTGCAGCCGGGATTGGCGCTCCAGCACGCGGCCATAACGCCAGTCCTGGGCAGTCCAGACCAACGCCGCAGATCCGGCGCCCACCATCAACAACAGCACGCCGGTAGCAGCGATACGGAACTGCGCAGGGATCAGGTCGAAGAGACGCATAACACCGCCCTCGCCCTGGCCCACAGCTGCAGGCGTTCCTCCAGACCGTTGAGGCCGCCATTGATCCGGCGGGTGATGGTGTTGAACTGCTCCTGATCCGCTAGGGCATTCAGCCCGTTCACCGACCAAAACCACGCCGCCGACTCTGCCGCCCATTGCGGCTGCTCGAGCAGCTCCGGTGTGCGCAACAATCGCTCATCGCCGAACAGCGCCAGGCTGCAACGCAGGTAGTTATCGTGCCCGGTGACCTGGATCAACCCACGGCCACGGTAACGCTGACCGTCCCCATCGGCTTCCGGGGTATTGCCGAGCTTGGCCGCCAGAGAGCCGGTGTCGTATTTGCTGAGGTACTGATCGCTGCCCAGTTCGCGTACGTACTGCAGCTGACCCGATTCGTGTCCGACCTGGGCGAGGAATGCGGCCTGGCGCTTGGGTGTATCGATCTTCCTATTGGTCATCGCTGCGTTTAAGGCAGATACAAAAACGCCCGCTTGGCGGCGGGCGTTGGGCATGATGAGATTAATCTGATCAATAGTCACCTGCATGACAAACCCTCATATAGTCGAAAATATCAATTTGCAACATCCATAAAAATCCTTTACCAATAGATTTCACCTAAGACACGGAGCACATGAGATGACCCTCCTAAACATCATGGATACAGATGTTGTCGCATTTGAGCTAATTAAGAATCAACGTCAATGGCGGAACATTAAGCAAAATTTAAACGACGCTTTTGAGCACTGGCAGCGACTTTCAAAAGATCACCTAAAAGAATTTCTCTCTCTTGACCCACATAACCAAATGACTCTTGAACTCACAGGAAGAGCAATAGATAAAAGCTTCCGCCTCTCGCTCACGCCTTTTCTTTTAGAGAAATCTTTCTTTGGAAGACTCAGAGTTTTTTTGCCTAAGGCCGGCACGGCTGAAGAACTTATAATTGCAGAGTATCTACTAGACAATGATGGGAACATCTCGACTCAAGAGACTGGCCCCAAAATCGACCGCGAAACCAAAAACCCCAACTACACTCTACTCATGAATATCATTCACGAAGTGTTGAGGCACTAGAGTTCTAGCACCTTAATTTCTTTTGTTTTTTTCTTTGTCGATTTCCCTGTATTTGATTTGCCTTTCTTGCCGGCGTTGCACTCTACCGTAGTGCTCCAGCCGGCCTGGGTGAACACCTGTTCCACCGAGTCCACGAGAAAGTCCCCATCCAATCCGTCCTTGAAGCCCTGCGCATTGATGTGGCGCTCGGCGAATAAGTCGGTGCGCCCCACCATCTCCAGTCGAACCGCTGCCGTAGAACGATTGAACGCATTCAGCCGCGCCTTGGCGGCCTGTTCCGCTGCAGACTTGTTGGGATGGATATGTCGGTCGGTATGGACCGGCGGCATGCCTTCCGGCACGTTATCGTTGCCTAGCTCCAGGGTCACCAGTTCGCCGCTCTTCTTGTTCTGGTAGCGCGTCTTGACGGCCTTTTGCGTGGCTCGGTCAGCGAAGCGAAACTGCCAGCGGCTGACGTCGCTTTTCGTGATGGTGACCACACCGAGGGTTTTGCCACTCGCGCTCTGGCCCGCCTGACGCTGCATCACCAGCAACTTGCCGTCAGCGACCTTAGCGGTGCAGTCGTATTGCTTGGAGAGACGGGTGATGAAGTTGAAGTCGGACTCGCCGATCTGGTCGACCCGGTGCACTACCGTGGTGATGGAACAGACCGGTTGCCAGCCATTGCGAGCCGCCACGTCAGCGACTATCTGCGCGAGGGTGACGTTCTCCCAACTACCGGTGCGGGTAGTTTTTCCGGATCCACGCATGTCGCTGGCTTTACCGCGAATCACGATGGTGTCCGGAGGGCCGGATGCTTCGACCTCATCCACGACGTATCGGCCGAGGCGCGTCAGACTGTTGCCGGCGTAGCCCAGGTAGATCTCAATGGCGGCACCACGCTTGGGCAGTGAAACCGCACCATCGCGATCATCGATACGCAACTCGAAGTCATCCGACTCCATGCCAGGTTTATCGACGGTGCGTAGGGACAGCAGGCGGTCGTTGATCAGGGCCGTGATATCGGTCCCGTCAGCAACAATTCTAAAAGTTGGTTTCATCTCGATACCCTAGAAACGACAAAGCCCCGCAGTGCGAGGCTTTGTCATGAACAGCTACTCAAATATTTGACTCACAACCATCAATCCCACAGCTGCACCGTTTCGTCCGTGACTGGTGGAAGATCCGGAAAGACAATCAGCAATCCGGCCATAAGCGGTTGCGGCTGGTCGGCCAACCCTTGGTTGTGAGCCAGTACGGCCTCCACCGTGCCATTCAGGTGCCCGTAATACTGATTGCATAAGGTATCCAGTACGTCGCCGTCAGACGTTCTGCAGGTCATCGCCATAACGTACAAACTCCAGAGTGAACATTTGTTTGCGCGGGATACCGCCCTGCAGCAGCGCGCTCTGCTCTTCGTCGAGGCTCTTCAGGCACCAGGTGCCCAACACTTCTCCGTAGCCGGTGGTAAGGGTCAGTGGCAGCAACTGGGCACCGATGCTGCGCAGGGTGTCCAGTTGCTTAAGTCCGCCCTTGAACCCGGGAAAGATTGAGCCTTTGAGTGTCATTTTCTCCTCGCCCATACCGATGGCCTGCTGCGCCGGCCGACGGCTGAGACGCTCTTGCGAGGCCCAGCGAAACTCCGTCTGCCGGCGTAACTCGTCGAAGGCCGCCGTATCCAGGTTGAAGTAATACGGTTGCGTGTTCGGTTTGAGCGGCTGGATGATCAACAGGTGTGGAAACGGTTTAACCGCTTCGGCGAGTGGCGTTTGCGACAGCCCCAGCGCTTCGGTCGGAAAAATGTTCGCCAGTTGCGGACTGACCTTGCCCGCCACCTGATTGATCGCAGCGCCCGCCTTAGCGGCTTGTTCCTTCAAAACACCCAGTCGCTCGTCAATCTGCGACGCCGCCCGTGAAGCCCGGCTGTAGGTTTCCACCACAGCGCCGACCTTGGCCTGGGCAGCACCGACACCCCGCATAACCCGCTGCAGCTTTTCCCCTACGCCGTCAGGAATGAACGGCACGTTTTCAAGTTCAGCGGCTGCACCCGTGATTTCACTGATAGCGCCATTCACCGGCCCGAGCATCCCATCCAAACTACGCCGGCCCGCTTCGCCCGCACTGACCAGGTATTTGAAACCTGATTGCATCTGCTCCAGGTATTCCATGGTCCCTCCTTATGTATGGGCATCGTCGTAAAGATTGCGCCGGGCTTCCTGCTGCGCGGCGTCACTGAGTGCGCGCTGCATCAAAGGCAGCAACTGCTGAACAAACTGCTGCGGATCCTTGGCATCGCCCTCGACCGTGACCGGCATGCTCAGCGAGTAGCTGAACTTCTGGTCCACCCGTGCCGGGTCTGGCTTGGGTACTGCGGGCGCTTGAATAACGATGTTCGCGGGTTTGGAAGCAGCAGGCGCCGCCAACGAGCGCGTCACGTCACCCAGCGCGGGTCCCATTGGCATCATCATGGGAGCTACTGACTTCGGTGCTGCAGCAGCGATTAGAGGCTGTCGACGGGTTTGAGTGTCGACAATACTGCTTACCGGCGTAGATGCCGCCTGGAACAACGGTCTCGCGACAGGTGGCACGGGAGCGACAGCCGTTCCAATATCTGGCGCAGCAGGTGCCGTCGAGCGAGTCACGTCACCCAGCGCTGGTCCCATTGGCATCATCATGGGAGCTGCTGGCTTCGGTGCTGCAACAGCGATTAGAGGCTGTCGACGGGGTTGAGTGTCAACAATACGGTTTACCGGAGTAAACGCCGCCTGGGAAAACGGTTTGGTGACGGGTGACACGGGAGCGACAGCCGTTCCAATATCTGGCACAGCAGGCGCAGCAGGTGCCGCTTCGACCACAACGGCAGCGGGTTGCCGGACCAAGCTGTTCGCGATAGTCGCCAGACTGGGTACAGCAGGGCCAGGTCTGGGAGCCAACAGCATCGGCGTAATCGGTGCAGCGGGCTCTTTGGGTTTATCACTGCCAAACATCGACAATCCTGCCCACCCGCCCAGCTGCTGCCCTCCCATGCTGCCAAGGTAAGCACCCACCATGCCGCCGATGGCTGTGCCTATGATTGGCACCACCGAACCAATAGCCGCGCCAGCAGCGGCGCCCGCCATAGTGCCTGCGAGTGTCCCCGCAGCTTCACCATAGCCTTGCGCCTTTTCGTCCTGAGTTTCAGCGGTCAGGTAGGTATTGAGCACCATGCTGCCCGCTTCAACCAGGGAGGCACCTGGAACTGCTTTGACCGCTTTCCCAACCTTACCGACGCCTCCGGCGACCGAGGTCAACATCTGTTTGCCGGGACTCGGCACGACAGGAGGACGAGGCACTGGAAGAGGCAGTCTGGGCGCCGGTGACGGTGCGGTAACCGGCGGTGGCAAAGTTCTAACAACCGGGCTGCGCGGCGGAACCGAAGATCGCCGTGCTGCTGCAGACGCCTGCACCGGGCCAACTGGACGAGGTGGCCGTGGCGGGGCGGCTGATCTTCGACGCGACGGTCGAGAAGTAGGCTGGCTTCTGTTCCGCGGCCGTCCCGGGCGTCTATCACCCATGCCGCCCATGGATGCCATGTTAACGACGAATACACGTCGAACCCCGCCATCCCCACCACCGGCAGATTCAGCTCCGCCCTCTGCCCCCACAGCATCCTGAATCATCGATACGACATCCAAACCCGTAGCGACTGGATCGAACCCACCGGCCTTCGGATCAGCCCCCTCCTCCAAGCTCTCCTTACCTCGGACAGCGGCGACGGCTTTCAGTCCTTTCTCAACCACCGACAACGCGGTTCCGGCCTTTCCCTTGACGCCCCCCTCACCGCCCCTTGCATCCGCATTGGTGACAAAAACCTTCTGTACGCCACCCGTTTTTCCACCCAGACCACCACGGGCCAGGTTGAGCAGCCCCTTGCCGATCTTGAATGTCTGAAACGCCGCGACCGCCGCGCCAATTGCACCAATAGCCACTGTCGTCCCGCTGACGATTTTCGGGAACTCATTGGCAAGGCCCGCCATGCTGTTTCCAACCTTGGTCAGACCATCGGCCGCCAAATCGGTGAGAGGCCGCAAGGCATCACCGAGACTGGTCATCGTCGCTTCCATGCTCGATGTCGCAGCGCTCCATTTGGAGTTGGACGTTTCGCGGGCCTTCGCCGCGTCGGCTTCGATCTTGGCCTTGCCATCGGTCTCCTTGATGGTGGTCATGTTGTCCTTGATCGTGTTGCCGTACTTGATCTGCGCGAGCAAGCCGTCACTGGCACTCTGGTCACTGACGATGTTCGCCAAGCCAGCCGCCTGAATCAGCGCGACCATCGCCTGCTCTTCCTCGGCGCTGCCGTCCTTGGATGCCTTGATCTTGGCCTTGAGCGCCGCAACCTTTTTGGCCGTGGCAGGATCCTGTTTTTGGATCAACTGCTCGCTGAGCATGATGAAGGCTTCGACCGGGTTGGACGCCTTACCGCTTTTGGTAGCCGCCAGGATCGAGCCCGCCAGGTCATAACCCTGCTTTGCGAACCGCTCCTGGCTGGTGCTGCTGATCACTGCGTTGAGCAGGTTGTTCATGTTGGTCGCGGCGGCCGCCGCGTCCTGGGTTTGCGAAAACTGCGACTGCAGGCTCGCACCCAGAAAACGCACGGCCTCCGGGCCTTCCATGCCCAGACGCTTGATCGTACCGAGCAGGGCCGGCATGTACTTGGCCATGTCCTTGGGACCGAACGCGCCAATGTCGCCGGCGGCGGCCACCTGGCCAAGCATAGCGCCCATGTCTTCCTTCTTGACCCCGGCCTCCTTGAAAGCGCTGAACAAGGTGGCGATGGTTTCCGCTTCCATGCCCTGGCCGTCGACCAGGTCAGCAATCAGCGGTGCATAGTCCACCGACTCCTCCCAGTCGATACCCTTCTCGATCAAGCCACCGACCGCCCGGGCCAAAGCCTGCTGGCCCATGCCTTTTTTCGCGGCCACTTCGCTGATTTTATTCGCCATCTGCTGTTCGGCGTCTGTGCCGGCGGTGTGTGCCCATAACGCCATTTGCCGGATTTGCGTCTGATAGTTGGCCGAAACCTTGGTGGGAATAGCGATTAGCGCAGTGGCGGCCGCCGCCTTCCCCAGCGTGCCAGTAAGCCCCTCTTTACCCTCCTTGATTTGGGAGTACCCGGTGGCTTTCAGATCAGCCCTACGGGCGACTTGCTCCATGGTCTGGTAAGCCTTGGCAAGATTGCGTACCTCGACACCCTGTTTCTTCAGGGTGCTGAGGTTTGATTCCAATTTGCGCAGCAACGTGCTGGCACCAGCGGCGCCGCTGTCGTTGGCCTTCTTCCATTCTTCCCGCAGACGAATAGTGTCGCCAATCGTGCGCTGCAGCACCCGAGCCTTGGTGCCTTGGGCTTCGAGTTGCTTGATTCGCCCCTGGACATCCTTGAACGCGGTGCCAACCGTAGAGCTGACGGCGCCGCCAATCACCAGGCCGAGCGCGAGTTTGTTTGCCATATCGTGGCTCCCTGTAGCGAGTGATTACGGCGGGTGGCTCAATCCGAGAGCCACCAGACCATCTCGGCAAAAGGCATGGCCTGGATCTCAGCGGCGGAAAATCCGGTTTCCGCCGCCAAGCGCTTGGCCGCCAGTTTCAGCAGCGCGGGGTTAAACCCCGTCGTCCTGCACCAGGCGAAAATAACCGGCCTGCAGGCGGTGGTAGTCCACCAGCTTCAGACCCTCCAGGTCCTGCTGACCGGCTTCGCATAGACCGGCGAACAGCATCAGCTCGCGCTGCTCTTCGTCGTCGCCCGAGGCACGATCCGCAGCACGCACTTCACGCACCGTGGGTGAGCGAATGGTCAAGGTATCGACCTTGACGCCATTGACCTCCGAGGGCCGAGACAAGGTGATGGTGGCGTGTTCGGCGGTCAGCTTGAGCCAGGTGGGAATCTTTTTCAGTTCAGGGGTAGCCATTCGATTAATTCCTTAGAGGCCCAGGTCGCTTCGCATAGAGGCCAGTTGATCCACACCGTCGATCACGCGGATCGCGGCGACCATGTCGATTTCGTAAATGAGGCGGCCAGCGATTTCCAGCTTGTAATAGCTGACCGCAATCGAGTATTTGAACTCAGCCTTGTCACCGGGCTTCCAGTCGCCCGGATCCAGCTCCTTGAGCATGCCTCGCAAGGTCGCCACCACTGCTGTGGTCTGCCCTTTCTGCCCCTTGAAGGATCCGCGATACACGCCGTTGAAGGCGGTTTGATCTGCCAGCCCGAAGAACTTCATGGATTCGCGGCGCACGCCGTTGGTGGTGAAGGTAGCTTCCATCTTCTCCAGGCCGACATCCATCTCGATGGGGCCAGCCATGCCGCCGCCACGGTATTCGTCGGTCTTAACTGCCAGTTTAGGCAAGCCCAGACTGGGCACGTCGCCGGTAAAGTTGATGCCGTCGACGAACAGGTTGGTGTTGTAAAGCACTTGAGGAATCATTGAGCGGCCTCCTTAGGCAGCGGTTTCCAGGACTTCGGTGAGCCACTGATTGGTGACCTCGACCCGGAAAATCGGGTTTTCGGCGGGCGGCACGTCGGTGAAGCGGATGTTCCAGTACACCTTGCCCTGCTCCAGCTGGCTGACGGTGTTCAGCTCGGTGTCGGCAAACACCTCGAAGTTGATCACCGCGCCCTGGTTTTTGAGATCCTGCATAAACGCCTGCAGGCCGTCGGTCACATCCTTGATGTAGGTCTTGGTAATGCCACGGTCGACCGCCCATTTGTGCCCGGCCAGGATCGCGTCCATGACGATATCGACGGTGCGAACACGGGTGACAAACGCCCACTTGGGGTCTGACGACAGCGTGCGGTTACCCCACAAGCGGTAACCGCCATCGCGGATAATGGTGGTGATATTGGCGTTGTTGAGCAGGTTGGCTCGGCAGGTTTCGTCGCCATCCAGAAACTCGACTGGGCGCGAAGTACCGGTGATGCCGACAAACTCCTTGTTTGAAGGCGACGACCAGAAGCCGTACTCAGCATCCGTCCAGGCGAACAAACCAGCAGCGAAGGCCGAAGCCGGCGCATTGACTGTTTTGCTTTGCACCGTGTCCCACAACTGCACGCCCGGATCGACCAGGAAGCAGCGCTTGCTGCCGAACTCTTGGGCATAAGCCATGGCAGCTTCGTCTGTGGTATTTGGCCCGTCGAGGAGCGCCATGGCCCGCAGCTTGCCGGCCAGAGCATCCAGCGCAGTCGCAACCGCCTGGGTCGCGGTATGGCCTGGCGCAATCAGCAGCCGGGGCTGTGCGTTGAAGCGGCTTTTGCCGTCAAGCAGCGCCTGCATACCGGTGCGCTGCCCGGAAGCCAGAACACCGCCAATAATTGAGGAGGTCTGCTGGGCAGGGTCTTCAACTTTGGCAACACCGCAGCCGATGACCACGGCTTTCGCACGAACAAAAATCGCCTTGCACGCCCGCGTGATCGCCGAATCTTCACCCCAGGCTGCAACCGCCTCGCGCTCACTCGTGATGAGTTTAAGTTCGTTGGCTTTGGCCGTAGCACCTGGGCCAGCGACAAAGGTGTCGCACAGTCCGATGATGGACGACGACGGCAGCGCAATGGTCCGTGCCCCGGTATCGACCAGGGTGACAGTAACGCCGTGAAAACGACCGGAAGAGGCCATAGTGCGAGTTCTCCAGAAATGACAAAGCCCCGCATTTGCGGGGCCTTCAAGGGTTAAACAACGGATACAAAAAACGCCCCGATGAGGTGGGGCGTTATGGTGTTTGCTCAGCGATCCAAACTGGTACCGGGGGTCGATGTTCCTGATCAGGAAAGTTCGACGATTGCGGCCAATCCCGCAGAAGCTGCAAATACTCAAGCAACTGACCGTATTGGTCATTAGTCAGGCTGGCAGGGATAGACAATTCCAACTCGTCGCGATGTCGCTCTCGCAACCACTTCACACGCTCAAGTTCGGCGTCGCGCCAAAGCCTTTCCTGACTGGATACCATGTCTGGATCTACGACCGGATCATTCAGAACTGGCTTACCGTCTGCATCAACAGCCATGACCTTGCCACCATTTTGTCCCCTTAACAGGTACCTGAATTGCTCGTCTGTGATCTCGACGACATCGTTCGGCAACATCGCCTTAGGGTAATTCGCCGTGTTGTAAAAGCCCTGTGTTGATGGACTCATGTACTGCATAGGAAACCTCAGCGACCGATGGCGATATAAGAGGGAGTAGACGTGTTTGAGGCATGCGTGTTGGTAATTTTGACTTGCGTCAAACTCGCTCGATACGCGTTGAACGTAGACATAGCGGTACTATCCGAACCGTCATAGAACGCGATAGCTCTAAAAAAGCTTGTGGTGAATGCGTTGGCCATTGTCAGTTGCGTAGAGACACCCGGAAGTAAGTTATTCCCTCCGATGCCCCAGTTGATAATCAGGCCGCCTAACCAGGTAGGAAATACAATTCCGCCGGTCTCCCCCCACACAACAAAAAAACCCCACTTGAGTTTTTTCGGCGTGACAATCGTCGTGTCATCCACGCCAGCATTGACCAACACCTGAGTGGCTGCACGTGCAATGCCTGCGGCACTTTCGGTCGCTTGAATGACTTTCGCGACAATCGCCTGGAACACCCGCAGTGCACTCATCGGCTTGTTCGTGTCGGCCCCGGTTTCCGCCTCCTGCTGACTGGCAAAGGTTACACCGTAGCCCGCCAGACTCGTCGGAACACCAGTAAGTCCGCCCCAGGGAACGCCGCTCAAGCCTGTACCGGTACCGGTAATCGGTCCCGAGATGTACACACCATCTGCTTTCACCCGTACACCGTAGCCGAACTGCCACGGTGCACTGCTTAACCCCATGTACACCGTATGTACGGAGTCCCCATTACCCCAGGCGCCGACGCCGGAAAGGATGGCTCTCGACTCCCTGGACACGGCGTGAAGACCGCCCGCCCAACTGGTGGAGTCCGTCGCTACGGTCGTGATGCTACGGGCATTAATCAGGTTGATTGTCCCGGTGACGTCGCCGCCTGAATTACTCAGAGCATCAGTGATGCCGTACCCGGCCAGCGTTGTCGGGTTATAACCCGCGACTACTATGCCCCGACTGTTGATCTGGACTTTGGTGTAGGTGCCGGGGGGTTTGTTTAGGGGGAATATCGTGGTAATTGCGGAGTCGACATAAGTGCGAGTCGCCAGCACAACACTTGGATCAATTTTCAACTCGACGTTGGCGGTGTTGCTGACAATCAGGTTCATGCGAATGACCTGGGTTCGCCCGGAGCCCTGAGTCAGCAGAGGCTTGAAGCTCGGCGCACAGTTCGCTACAGCGACCAGATCACCCGCCGCATCGTAGAGCCCAATTTCGCGAATCCACCAACCGCCGACGTTTTCAGGAATCACCTGTTCGGCGATGATGATATTGGCGTTTCCGGGATCAACCTTCACCTGATTCAGCGGTGCGCGTCGGTTCTCATGAATCAGTTTTGTCTGTTGCTCGCTGGGAATCGGATCAGCTCCGTTCGCATCTCCAACGCCCATTTTGGCGAAGGTCCAGGGAACGCCCAAGGCGTCGGCGTTTGCCTGTTTGGCTTTACCGACCGCGGTAAGAATGGCGAAGAACTGGCTATTTTGGTCTGTCATGGGTAGATGTCCATGGTGTCGATGGTGTGTTCACGACCGCCCAGGCGGACGTAGCCGCTGACCTCGATGTCGCGTTGCATTGGGGGGTACACGTCTATTTCGTCACCGTCGGTGACGCAAACGCCGATATGGACATGGCCGGCCGTTTCCAAGCTGATCGCCAGGCCGGTCAGATGGCGGCTGACCGGCTTGGCGTCATCAATCAGCCAAGTCAGCTCCTGATACATTTCTTCGGTAATACCGGTATCAAGCACGCCCACCTTCAGCGCAAACGTGCCAGGTACGCCCTTGGGCGTTGTCTGCCACCACTCCTGCACTTCAATCAGGTAACCAAGCGGCTCGACCACCCGTCGCAAGGCGCCGATCGTGCCTTTGTGGGCATGAACATAAAACGCCGAGCGAATGGCTGATCGCTTGATAGCTTCTGACCAGTTGTTGTCCCAGCGGTCCACCGACCAGGCCCAAGCGAGTTGATGCAGCAGGTGCGCCGGGCAAGTGTCCGGGTTGTACAGCTCCCGCAGGGGGACGTCAGTCACTTCATCGGTGGCGGCTTCAATGGCCCGCTCCAGCTGGGTGCTGTTAATCGGCAGCAGGCTGTTCACGTAACGGCCCCCTTTTTCACGGTAAAGCCGACGCAATAGGCCGCCTGGTACTGGGTCACCTTGATGTCCCGCCAGTTGAGCAAGTCCACACGACCGACACCGCTAATGTGCAGTTGCGCATCAACGGCCGAGCGTGGCACTTCAACACCCAATCGCCGCCGCGGATTGATCCAGTCACGCAGACGCTGTTCGGCTGTCGCCAGTATTGCTTCGTTTTCAGAACCGGTGCCTGACATGTACAACACTGCATCAACGCGATATTCGATCACCTGGGCACTTTGAACAGTGAGGCGATCCCCTACCGGTCGAATGTTGTCATCGCTGAGGTATTTCTTGACTACATCCAGCAGCGCCTGGTCGGCCACCCCATTGCCTTGCAGGTGCAGCACCGTGACCACCACTTCGGCAGGAGACGGGCTTTCAGCCGTGGCATCGGCCACCAGCGCCGACGCGTTGCGGGCATGCAAAATGTAGCTGTTACGCGGGCCGGCCGTGGTCAGACCTTCGTACACCAATTGCACCCGCTCGCGCAGGGCATCGTTGGATTCCATCACCCGGGGTGTCGGGGGTACGGTGTTGAGGTTTTCCTCCTGGATCACCAGGCGTTTCAAACGGACGTTGCCAGCGAGCTGATCGAGATCCCCATCAATGGCGTAAGCCAATAGCAGCGCCTTGGCCCCGTCGTTCACCCGCGCCCGGTTCTGAATGCGACGGTACACGCCCAGCTCCAACAGCTTGACCACAGGATCGCTTTCCAGCTCGGCGGTCCAGTTGTCGCCCATGTACAAACGAAACGCGGCCAGCTCCTCAGCGTAGGCTTGCTCAAAGTCGAGTTCCTCCAGCACAGGCGGCGCCGGCAGCGCTGATAAATCCACAGTGCTCATGCGGTGACCCTCACTAGCGCTTTATCGCCTTTGAACAGGCCCTTGAGTTCAAACTCGATGCGGCCATCCAATACAGCCACCACTCGAACCTGGCTGATGCTCAGCCGAGGCTCCCAACGCCCCAGCGCCCGGGCCACTTCAGCCTGCACCGCGCTTTTCCAGCCCTCGGTGACGGGCAGGTCGACAAAACGCCGCAACTGGCTGCCGTAATCCGGCCGGTGCCGGCGGCTGCCCAGTGGCGTTGTCAAAATGTCTTCAATCGACTGCTGCAGATGCTCAATGCCGGAGATGGGCAGCCCAGTGTGGCGATCCATTCCGATCATCTGGGCTACTCCGGTAAGGGTTCAAGGTCAGGGTGACGTTGGAGAAAGTGGTATTGATCTGGTGTGGTGGCTACCACTAACCCCTTGGCAACGGCGAAGCTCTGGCCTTCAGGCGATATCAGGGTGCGCGAGGTAAACACCTTGTCGCGAAAGGTCCGAGGCAGATCAGGGGCTTTGGGTGGCGGCTCTACCTTCGCCGCCATTGGCTCGACCACGGGCGGCTGCCCGTCCGGCTTTGGCTTGTTCATAAGGGCACTCCAGAAATGAAAACGCCCGCACGCAGCGGGCCGAAATAGGCGATGAATCAGTGTTTGTGGTTCGCGGTATTGCCGCCCGCGTCAATGATCTTGCCGGCGCCGTTGATATCACCCGACACTGTCAGTGGCCCGGTGATCGTCACATTGCCGGTGAGCCCTATATCCCCGGCTACCACCGTGACGGCGCTTTCAGTGACGGTGGCTACGGTGCCGCCGACCTTGATGGTGACGGTCCCGGAAGGCAGCGTGATGCTGTAGCTACTGGCCTGCCAGTCGTAGACCAGCGAGCCGCCATCGTCAAAGCGCCACACCTCGACGTGATCGCGATTGTCCGGCGGCGGGCCTGCATCCCCGTACAAGCCTGGGATAAACGTGCCCATCGCCGGGTTGCCGCTGGGATTGAACAACTTGCCCTGCTCGCCCAGGCTGGGCACTCGCCAGTGGCGCGCCTTACCGGCGGCTACGCTGTGCCAACGTACCCACGCACTGGTCCACTCCCCCGCCCTCACACGAACAACAGGCGGTGATGCAGTGGTATCGACGGCGGCCACCACGCAATCCATCAACATGGCGGCGATCATGCGGTCGCTCTCGCCGCTGGCGTACCTCACTCCAAGCGCTCCGGCGCGACGTACCGATCTCGGCTGCCCGGGCCGATTTCGGGGCTGACACCGATCAGCAGCGTTCCCGGGGGCTCATCCGGCCAGGGCCATTCCTCGGCGCCGAGATAGATCGTCTGATTCCACTCCACCAGCCAGACGATGTAGCCATCCAGCTCAGGGCGGGTCCAGTCCTGCACCGCTTGGATAAACTCGGCACATTCGATTTCCAGGCCCCAGTTCTGCGCCCGCAATAACACGATCAGTTGGGTCGCTAGCTGCACGACCTGACGGTGATGATCGGGCCGAATCGGATCAACAATGATCCGCGCTTCGAACTTGCAGACCAGGGTGGTTTCACCCGTTCCGAGATCAGTACCTGGCTCGATCTCAGACATCTCCAGGAACACCGCCGGCAAGGCAATGTGATCCTCAATGTTCGGCCAGGCCGCAACGCTTTGAACACCCGACAGGTGTTGCTGCAGGTGCTGCTCGATAGCTTGATAAAGTTGGTCGAGGCTCAACGTTTCGTCAGACACGCGGCGTCCCCTTCAAATACTTCTGCAGTTCAAAGTTGAGTTCCTGCGTGAGGATCTCCAGCAGGCGTTCATCGGCACGTTTTACCCAGGCATCGAAGTGCGGTCGCACTTGCTCCAACGACACCTTGGCTTTTGCCAGGGGGAAGCGGTTGTCGTTTTCCTCGACAAAGCCCGAGCGTCTACCACCCTGAGCGGCGTCCGGGTAGTCGGTGGTATTGAAGTGTTTGCTGGACGTGCGGATCCAGATATCCGCGTTACTGCCGTAGACCTTCTTGAAGAAAGCCCCCTGGTAACGCCGACCGGTAACCGAAACACCGGCGCCGGTTTGCCGTGCCCGGCCAGTGCGACTGGCTTCAATGGCATTGATGCCGAACCACAACTTGCCGCGCATATCGCCGCCAGTCACCGGATACGCCCGAAGACGTTGCCGGACAGCACCGATGGCGATGCGCTCCTGCCTGCCGACAGCCCGCGCAATGTGGGTGCGAAGCCAACGGATTGTCTTGTTGATTGCACGCCGCTGGGCGGCCGCCGCTGCCTTAGGCACCAGCTCGCCGAACTCTTTTAGAGCCTGAACATGCACCGCCGACGGCTGGATAGTGAGCATCCCACCGTCGCGCTTCTGCTGGCTATAGCTGCCGATGCTCATGGCCGCTTCCTCAAAATCAAGGCCACCAGGCCATTACCATTAGGCTCAAGCTGCAGCAGGTCATAGTCGCCGCCGCCATCCAACGCCGGCAAGTCAACACTGACCCGTAAGCCCTTCACCAACCCGTCCGAATCCTTGATGCGGATCTCGAAGCGCGGTTCCCGCAGGCCGGTGTTGAGCTTGCCGAATTGGGGCTGTTTCCAAGGCGCCGAGAACATCCCCAGCACCGGCTCGGCGCGACCTTCGATCATGGCGCTGTCGCCCAGGGTTTCAAAGACCACGTCGTCGATGTCGTCGATCAGATCGCGGAAGGCCACGGTTACATCTCCAACAGGATCTGCGCCCGAGGTCGTGTGCACAGGTGCAGCGGGTTGGACTGGGCTTCACCGGCCACGCCCTTGCCAAACTGCATTGGCTCGATCTTGCTGTAGTACGGGATGCCCTGGGTGTTGACCGTTTCCATGTAGTCGGCCGGCGCGAAGGACGAGATATACAGATCCGGCACACCCTCTGGGATCAGCAGGGCCTTGTCGTCGTGAACGAACGCAACACCGGCCACCTTGCCGCGATAACGCTCCCAGACGATCCCACCGAACTCGAAGCTTTCACGGGCATCGCCACGCAGGGATGCGGCCTGCATGGTGTTGAGGTAGGTCTCCTTTACCGACTTATGCACGATGAGCTTGTTCCAGAAGTTCTTGCCACACATCGCGCGGGAGCCGCTACTGGTGACGCTGCCGAGGGCTTCCTCCTGCATGTCCAACGCTTCGCCGCATTTGACCCGCAGCTCGGTGTCTGGACTGTTCAAGCCCATCTGAAGCTTCTGACGATTCACACCGAAGGATTTATAAATGTCCAACAGGACCGTCTTGCCATCGGCGTCCAGCACCTGCCCGTTCAACGCGCCCATGCGCTGGAATTCGTGAGTGGCATCCAGCTGTCGTCGGGCCTTCGCCAGGCGCTTGTTGACCACATCCTGCACGGCCTGCAATTCGCTGCGGGTACCGAAGGCGCGAATGCCCTGGATCTCGTCAGCCTTGATGGTGAAGCGCTCTGGCAGGTGCACAGTGTTGAATGGGATCAACGTGCGCTTGGTCCCGCCAACCACCAGACCAGAGGTGCCGCGCTCGCCCGATGGCACCAGGGCCAGGGTGTCGCCGTCTTTCTCGATCTGCACGGTCAACGTGCTGATGCCCTCTTCGCGGAATAGGCCAAGGCTGCTGATGCGGCCCGGCAGGTATTCCTGTTCATTGATTGCAGCAGTCAGCGAGGAAACGCTGAACGCATCGTCTTCAAAAATGGCGATATCGGCCATGAGGTACTCTCCAGAAACGAAAAATCCCGCACTTGGCGGGATGGATATATGAGGTGAACGCCTTAGCGGACGATCACGAAATGGGCGGCCAGGGCCTTTTCGGCGGCGGGGTCGAGGCCGGTCAAGTGCGCTTCGCTAACCTCGGCCAGCCGTACGATGGCACGACCACGCCGGGCCACATCGGATTCACCCAGCGGCCCATAGAGGATCGCGACGGCGTTCTCGGTGCCGTCCTCAGCAGTGGGCTGGTATGGGGCAAACTCGCCAGTGAGGGTGACCAAGCCGAGGATCTGGCCTGGCTCCAGGGCTGCACCTGCCGCGACGTTGATCGCTTCGCGGGAAATATTGCCGGCGCCTTCGGACAGCAGGAACTCACCTGCATGCATCGATTCAGTTTTCATGTTCTTGCTCCTTTCGAGTTGCCGTTCTGTGCCGCCTGACGGGAAGCCCAGATTGATTGGGTGTCGACCTGTTTGGCCTTGATAGTGGGTGCTGGGTCGTCGTCCAGCGGCAGACTGTTGTCGATCTCAAAGCCACCACCGTTGCCCACCAGTTTGTCGAACAGGCGAGCCCTTACAGCGGCTTCGTCCAAGCCAGCAGAGATGAACTCACCGGTCAGCTCCGGCAGTCGTGCCGCGACACAAAGACCGTGCAGCGCTTTCGCCCTGGTCAGCGCAGCCTGGACCACCGCCTCGCTTTCCAGCTTGGTAGTCGCGAGCAGTTGATCCACCAGGTTGCTGATGCCCGCCGCCGCACACCCCTGAGTGACTATCAGCGCCAGCATGGCCGCATCCAGCACGGGCGCCGGTTCCGGTGAATCGTCAGGCTCTGGCGGATCCACCTCGGGCTCTTCATCCATCTGCGCGAGTAGCTCGGCCGGCGCATGCTGGAACCGCTGCAGCACACTGCCCTGGCCGAGACAGGCTTTGACCTTGAGACCATCACCCACCTCATCCGCCAGGCCCAACGCCACCGCCTCATTGGCTGTGAGCCAAGTCTCAGCGTTGACCATACGCCGCAGCTCGGCCTCGTCGATATCCGGCGCCTTGGACTTGTAGGCCGCGATAATCGCTTCCAGGGTCTGGTCCAGCACATCAGCGACCCGACGGAAATCTTCGGCATCACCACCCGCATAGGTGTAGGGGTTGTGGATCATCAACATGGCGTTGGCCGCGATCACCACCCGGTGAGCGCCGCAGACTGCAACACTGGCCGCGCTGGCTGCCAGGGCGTCAATACGACCGGTACAGCGCTCGCCCAAGCGCGATAGAGCGTTGTGGATCGCCAGCCCGTCGAACAGGTCACCGCCAATACTGTTGAACGCGACAATTACCGGTGAAACACCGTTATCCATGGCGCGCAGGTCCTGTACGAACTGATTGGCGGTAACGCCCCAGGTACCGATCTCGCCGTACACGAACACTTCGATAGTGTGTTGCTCGGCTTCGCCGCTAGCCCTGAGGGTGTACCAACTTTTATCCGCGACGTTTACCTGCTTGCCAGCCTTGTCATAGATGCGCGGTAGCGCTTTTTTACTCATGGTTGTTCCTTGTCATCGATCACTTCGATGGCTTCAAGAGTCGTGTAGTTGAGGCCGAAGTCTGTAGCCCTGGCGAGGTCGGCGGCGTTTTCCGCATCGACCGTTTCCGCGTCATAGCCGGTACGCAACACCATCTCGCTGCGAGAGGCAAAACCCGCCTGCACTTCCATCCTCCGCGCCTGAACGTCCTGCACCGGCTGAATGTAGGCCCAGCCTTGCGGTACCCAACGCGTGCGCAGGTATTCGCGGCGCCGTTGCGCGTAGTCCTCCAGCACAAGGGCGCCAGACAACACCGCCATGTCCATCCATGCTGCCCGCACCGGGCGACAGAGCTGATGCACATAAACGCCAAATTGGAGTTGCTCCAGGCGCCGCCGGAACTCGTTGAGTACAACCCGTAGCGCCCTGTCGTTAACCTCCCGCATGTCGCCGGTGAGGATCTCGTATGGCGTGCCCGAACCTGCCGCCGCAGCCATCAGTTGCTGCCGCATAAAATCCGGGTAGTTGTTGCCGGCGTCCGGTGGCTTGGAAAACTCAACCTCCTCACCAGGTGCCAGCTCCTGCATGGTGCCGGGCTCGAGCGCGACCATCGGCGTGAAGCCGTCGCGGTCGGTAACCAGTAATTGCCCTGTGACAGGATCACGGGGTGTTTGCCCTGCATCGGGCGGCGGCCTGCTGATGAAACCTGCGAACAGGTTGGCAACCTCTTGGCGGAACAACACGGCATCGTCGTAGTTGTCCAAACTGCGAAGACGCTTCAGCACCGGCGCCAAGCGCGGAACACCACGCAACTGCCCGGGCTCGACCGGTTCAAAGATGTGCAACACCTGTGAAGCTGGCACTCGCACCAATTGGTTGTAACCGCTGTTCAACGATGAAGAATCGCGAGGGTGCGAGCGATACATCCAATAAGCCACGCGCTTGCCGGCCGGGTTGAACTCAATCCCGGCGCGGATGATGTTGCCGTTTTTGGTGGTCTCGAACTTGTCGTGTGGGACAAATTCCGGGGCCAGGGTCTGCAACTGCAACGGTACCGCCAACCCTTCATCCAGGCTGCGAGGACGTAACCGAACAAAGCACTCGCCTGCGGTTTCAACGGTGCGAGCGACCAGCGCTTGCATCCCATAGAAGTCTGTCAGCTCGTCGGCGTCCGCTTCGTCCACCCAGTCATCCCACAGCTGTTGCTTCACCTTCCGCAGCGCTGCGTCATCGGTTGTCGGCCGGGGTGTGATGCCGGTGCCGATCAGATTACTGACACGCTTGTCGATGACATTGAAGGCGTATGGATCATTGCGCACCGCCGCCCGCGAACGAGCGCGCAGGTTTCGCAGCGCCGGCGTATTGATGCTGTTGATGCCGTTGTCGCTGGCTTCCCAGCTCGCCGAACGGCGGCCCTCCCCGGCGCCTTCGTAGCTGGCCTTGATGTTCGACGGAAGCAAGAATCCACTACGCGAGAGCGTCGGAAATTGTCGGGCCATCAGATCCCTTTGCCTCCGTGGGTAAGCCGAACCACGCGAGAGCGGGGTCCGGCGGCCTGGATCAGCGACGTGCGAATCTCGTCGCGGGCCTTGAGCAGTTCGTCGATGGAGCGGTACTCCACCGTGCGGTCGCTGTAGCGCACGGTCTTTTCACCGCGTGCGATGGCGCGCTCGATGACTTCGAGGTGCTTCGGGGTAAACGACATATCAATTTCTCTTCAGATAGCCGCTGGTGGAACGACGGCGTTGCGGGGGTGCGGCAGGTCGCGATTGGGCGACAGGTGCAACCGCTGCCGGTGATGGAAGCGACTGACGTGCCGCAACCGGTGCCGGTGTTTCGTCAGCCTCGACGCGTTTGCCCTGCACCGGCTTTACGCCCACCACATCGTCGAACAAACCGGACTGAGCCAGCGCTTGTCGCACCCGCTCCCAGTCGTGCTCCTGGTACCGGTTGATGCCGAGGTAGTGCGCCATTGCCAGGCAGTACACCATCAGGTCGAGCGCTTCGTTGCGCTCTGCCTTGCCCTTGACCCACTCGATACGCTTATAGCCTTTGACGTATCGGGCGACCTTGCGCTCGGCAACGCACTGGGCGAAAAACTCGTCCGGCAGGTCGTTGGCAAAGTGCAGCGAGCCTGGGCCATCCTCGAAGGCGTAGCGGTTGTAGATCCAGTCCTTCGCGGTGTCGGTGCCGACAAACCACAGCTCGGCGCCGCCGCGTTCGGTCTGGCCCTTCCAGGTCACGTCGACCATGGACGGCCGCTGAGCAATCACCGGTTTGCCGGGCTTGCTCGCGCCCTTGATGGCGAAGATGTTGCGCCAGCGCCGCACACGGCAGAACTGGTATACCTCGTCAGTGTGATGACCGCCGGAGTCGACGCCCGTCGCCAGGATCGCCAAACCGACACCGCAGGGATGGCGGTATCGAACCTTGAGTTTCTCGTCCAACACCGCCCAGGTGCGCTCATCGGCAGGGTCGCCCCAGATCACCTGGTGATCGACCACCCAACGCTCCATGCCAACACCGAAACCCATCACCATCAGCTCCAGGCGGTTGGCCTGAACGTCGACGGCGCCGGTCAGCATTAGCACGCCCACTGGCATGCTGCCGAGGGTGTAGGTCTCCAGCCGTGCCCGAGCGACCAACACCTCAGCCTTGGTCTGCTCTTGCGCACTGTCCCATACCTTGGCGAGACGGGTGTTGTAGAACACCTGCATCAAGCCCATGTCGCCCTTGGCCTGGGCCTTCTTGGCGTCTTCGAACTCCTCGGCAAGGGAGGCCCAGTCCTTCCAACCAATCGGCGAGTACAGGGCGTTGAGGTGGAAACCCACCGTCTTGCCGTCGCCGCTGCCATGGGCACGCCACTCACCACGGGCGAGCATCTCGGTCTTGTGATGCTCCTCGATCAGCACATCACATTCAGGCGCAGCGCACTGGTAGTGAACCGTGCTGTAGTCCTTGCTGTAGAGCAGCCGCTCCCATTCCAACACCTGCATATGCCCGCAGGTGGGACATGGCACGTAGTAGTAACGCTGGTCGCTGGACTCGAACAAGTCCGAGATCCGCGATGCGCCCTTGATCGTCGGCGAGCTGGAGAAGTAGATCTTGGCGTTGCGCCCGAAGTTGGTAGCACGCGTTTCCGCCAGCACGATGGGGTCACCTTCCTGGCCGACGTCGTTCTCCCAGCGGTCAACCTCGTCGCCGTAGATGTAGCGTGCCGACAGCTCGGACAGGTTGGCCGCAGAGCCCGCCGTCGTAACGTACAAGGCGCCGCCCTCGAACTCCTTGGTGTCCATGGTATTGCGGGCATCCCGCGAGCGGCTGGCCGCTACCCGCTTTGCCAGCTCCGGGGTTGCCTTGATCGTTTTGCTTATCCGCCCGGAAACACGCTTGGACAGGCCCAGGCTGGGCAACAACGCCAAGATGTTGGACGGCGCCATATGGATCAGGCCGCCCATCCAGTTTAAGGCGATCTGCGTTTTCATCAGCTGCGAAGCCACCATGGTGACCACTCGCCGGCACGGGTGCGCCGGTGACAGGCACCGCATCGGCTCTCGGGCATAGGGCGTCCGGTCGGTGCGGTACTGGCCCGGTTCAGGCGCGCCAGTGTCTCGCGGGATGCGCATGTACTCGTCGGCCCACTCGTCGATCCAGAGGTCTGGGTCGGGTCGTAGCCCACGGAAATACGCCTCACGGTACGCACGGTCACCGTCAGGAAATTCCGTGGTCATAGGTCAGCTCGCCGTCATCGCTCGTTCAAGATCGGATGAGGACATGCGTTCAGCCTCTTCCAGTGATTTACGGAGTGTCGCCGTCAGGTGTTTTTCGATGTCCCAAGGGTCGGTCATGGCTGCCAGCTTGTGGGACAGCTGGGGCAGCAGGCCGAACAACTGGTCACGCAGATGTCGCCCCGCGTTGTAGGCACCAAGCTCTACCGCGTCCCTGGCGACCAGCGAGCCCTGAGCCTTGTGCAACTCGATCTCGGCCAGTTGCGCCAGGTTGTGTTCGCGCATGGCGCGAGCTTTCTGGAAGTCGTGGCCCTTCGCGCCGCCGGAGATAAGCTGCTGCGGCGCAGCCGTGTTAGTCGGCTCGGTCAGGGGGGACAGTTGACTGTAAACGTCACGCTGGATCCGGTCCTGCTGGTGTCGAGCCGCGACGGCAGCCTTGCTGGGGTCGGCGGTTTCGAGGATCAGCGCTTCTGTTGCCAGAACGTCCACCTTCTTGCCATCCGGCGAAAGCACCAGACGGTTGTTGTCTTTCAGCCAAGTGATGTAGCTCGGCGTCCTGCCGATGCGAACCGCGAAAGCGCTTTTAGACAGGAACAGTGGATCCGTCATAAGCCCTCCTTTTCAACGGCTTTTCAATGGAAACCTTTCAATTTCAATGGATTGAATTTCAGTAAGCTGGCAGCCCGCCCGCTAACGCTTTCCCGCGGGTTTCATGCCCCGTGTCCCTCAAATGCCGCCAGGGTCCCCGGCGACTTTCGGTGCACCACTTTGAGGCTCGCCGCTACAGGCCACGTATTCCGTGGCCTCCAGCGCATCATGCCTGACCGCTACCCGAGGGCGGCACATCGCACACGCCCAACCGCTTGGCGGCCCAGCGTTCGTACAAGCCAATCGCGACATCAGCACCGGCCATCGCCGTGAGGCAGCCAATGCTGCCCGCCGCCAGTACCGACATGCCCGATGCATGTAACAACATCATGGTGGAGAGCCCACAGACCACGCAGGCACCAGACCGAAGGAGCAACCGGCGAATCAATGACCATCCGCTTACCCCGGCTTTGTCTGCCCGCCATGCCTCGCCCGATATCCCGCCGACCAGGGACAGCACGATCACCATCCAGATCGGCATATCAATAAGCGCTTGCTGCTCGTTCGTCATCGCCCTACCCCATAAACGCAAAAACCCGGCGCAATGGCCGGGTTCAGTGTGGTGGTGTGTCCCGCTGCTTGCGGTCGCACCTATCGAAGATGGGTACTTTTTACAGGTGGATTTTACTGGCAGCAAGCGGGTTTTAATGCCATGGCGCAATACGGGTGCAATACAGGTATGACGCAGGTGCAACACAGGGACAACGCATTCAATCGGCTATCGCTTCTGGTGCCCTGTCCTGCCTGTCCCACTATTCAGAATCGAAGTAGGACAGCTACAGCCGCCTAAATTCGGGGCTTTGCCCAACTGTCCTACCTTATTTAACTTTCTCTTGTGTATAGAGAGAAAGCTAAAAGCACGCGTGCGCGCCATGGGCGCGACTACGTGCCCGCTATGCCCATGTGTGCGTGGGGCGGGTGAAGGTTGGACGGTAGGACAGCCCAGCAACGGCGCGGCCTGCGCCTGTCCAACTGCGCTAAATGCGAGTCGGACAAGGCCGGACAGTAGGACAGAGGCACGCGAAGTGACGCCGAGGGTCATGCAGCTTTCCCCATCAGCATCCCTTGAATGAACACATGGGCGTCATGGAGTCGCATGTAATAGGTTCTTGAGCTGCAGGCGCAGTGCAACAGCTTCTGCGAGAGAAAGCTTTCATGGTTGCAGTAGTGCTCCCAAACGACCAGGGCAAGACGGGGCGGCAGGTGCTTCTTGACGATCAGCTCGATATCCACCGATTCATCCAGCAGCACCCGACTGCCGCGAGTGCCGCGTATCAGCTCACCCTTGCACTCCATCAGCATAGCGATCATGTTGCCGCCACTCGGCCCGCCAGTGTTCTCCGGCAAAGGCGAATGCAGATCCTGCGCCCACAGCTTGAGCATCTCGTCGATTCGCTTAATCAAAGCAAGGCTCCTCCACCACGGTCTGCTGCAATGCAGACCCGCGCCCCCAAGTCGCCGGCTTCTGATAGGACCAGGGCCGAACACCGCTCTTGGCCAACGCCGGCATACGCTTCTTCCGCCATCCCAGCCGATGCATGATCGCCCCGACCCGCATCTGTTCGGGCTTGCCCCAATGGCCGAAGTCCAGCTTCAACGCTTGGCTCAAGATCTCGTTGCCGGTGGCGGTTTCGCCGATCTGCGACTCCTCCAACCAGGTCAGAATCGGGCCTTCCCACTCATCAACCACAAAGCGCTCGTCCTGGGCCTCCGTGAACATCCGGGTTTCATCCTTGGTCACCCACCAGATATCGCCCGCCTCAAAGCAGAACAGCGCCTCAGCCCAAAGCTGGTCGCGGATCTCGCGCAGTTTCTCCAGATCGACCTTGTTACAGAACACTGGCCAGTAACGACGGTTGCCTGTGGCGTCCTTAAGGTATTCCTCTTGGTTGGTAGTACCCACGAACACACACTGGCGTGGCACGTCGTTCGTTCTGCGGCCGTAGCTCTCGCGGTAGGTGTCGGTGGACGCCGAAAAAAACTGCTTGGCCTTGGTGCTTTCAGCCTTGTTGAAGCTGTCCAACTCCCCCAGCTCGACTATCCACTTGCCACGAATGGCCTGAAAACTGTCCTTGTCGCCGAGGGCAAAGGGCGTGTCCATAAACCACTCGCCGCCGAGGACGCCCATTGCGGTGGATTTGCCTTCACCCTGCCCGCCTTCGAGGATCATCACCGAGTCGGCCTTACAGCCCGGGCGCATCACACGGGCAACCGCCGAGATCGGCCAGCGCTTTCCGACCTTGGCCGAGTATTCGGTTGCCTGGACGCCCAACACGTCGGTCAGCCAGGTTTCCAGCCGAGGCACGCGGTCCCATTCCAGCTTCTCCAGGTACTCGCGCACCGGGTGAAATGCATGGTCGTGGGCAACAACGCTGACCGCTTCGATCACATGGGACGCCTTCACCCGCAAGTTGTACTGCTGCGCGAGCCACTTCATTACCCGCATGTCATCGATGTCGGCCCAATCGCCGGCACCGCCGCCAAAGGGCGCAGACCGCAGCTTGACGATCTTGGAGCTGAACACGCTGTAACCGATCACGCCGGCCCAGCGTTCGTCATTGCCCAGGATCAGTTCGACGTTTTGCATGTGCGCGATCAGGGAGCCGTTTTCGGTGCGGGCGAGTTGGTCCCTCCAACCACCAGCTGCAGGAGGCTTGACCACTGCGAGCACTTGGCGGCGGACGGCCTCCAATCCCTCGGAGACATGCAGGTCGTTGAAGTCGGTCCACTTGATTTCACGCTGGCCGGAGAAGACTGGTGCGACTACCTGGCCACCAACGATCAGTGCGGCGTTATTAGCCTTTTCTTCGCCTGGGTTCCAAGGATCGCCGTTGGGGCGCTTGGTCTTCCAGTCGTCGTCACGACAGATAATCAGCGGGCAGCCCGGGAAGCGCTCGCGCATGGCCTTGGAGACCGGCAACAGATTGCCCGCATCGAAGGCGATGGCGACCGTCAGCGAGGTCGCCATGTGCAGGCTGGCGCCTGTGGCGTAGCCCTCACACACCAGCACCGGCTCACCCGGCTCAGGGTGCGGGCCGATCAAATGAAAGGCGCCCTCTTTCGACATACCGTAGGGCCAGTAGGCCTTGTCACGCCCGGTGTCTTCCTGCTTTGCCGGGAAGATCACCTGTAGGCCAACGACCTGGTCGCGCACGTTGCACATAGGCACCAAAAATGCGCCGGTACGTGGCGCATAGCGAACCTTGAAGCCGACGATTTGCTTTCGATCCAGGTAGGCGCTCTTACCCTTCTCGGGCATGCGCTTGAACAGTGCCGCTGCACGGCTGGCCGCTCGACGTGAGGCATTCGCCGCGACCTCGGCAGCCTTGCGCTTGGCCTCTTCCTGGCGAGCGCGCATGACTTCGCGCTCCTCAGGGCTCATACGTCCAGCCTTGACCTTGATCTTCTGAGACTCACCGGACCGCCAATCACCGAAGCTGCCGAAGATCAACGTTCCGTTCTTCTCGGTGAGATGCTCGTGGACCACGTACCAGCCGTTTTTTTCCTTGCCCTTATCCTGGGAGGTTTTGCAACGGGTCAGCTTGCCGAACACCAAGGGTTGATCAGGCTCCAAGCCGTAATCAGAGAATTGATTGAGTACCTCATCGAGCATGGCGGGCCTTCCTGGCTTCGTCGATGGACTGGCATGTCACACACTGGGTGCAACCAGGGATCGCAACACGGCGTGCCAACGGGATCGGCGTGTCGCAGCTTTCACAGAACATGAACGAATGTGCAGCGGTGGCCGTTTTATTCGCATTGCGCGCTGCAAGGGCCTGATCCATCCGCTCTTGCACCAGGTCGTTGGCAAAATCGATAACGTCAGCCACGGTCGGTACCTCGCGTAGTCTGGTTGACGTATTTGGCGCGGTTGAACATCCCCAGCAGCCCCTGAATACCGCGAAACACCTGCAGGCGAATCTCGGCCAGTTCCTGATCGCTGACGACACCGTCGCCGATGCTCTTGGCCCACGTATCAGCCAAATCAGCCACCTGCCGGAAGTACGAGGCAATACCCGTGGTGAGGGTCTCGGGCATGTCACTGGTATAGGTTTCGGCCAGCTCCTGCCATGTGGTATCGCCGACCAGGGCATGCACTGCATCAAGAATGCGGCGATCCTTGGTCAATTCGAGGATCTCGCCGAACTCCTGAATGTTCACGGTGTGAGACGGATGGGTAGGAGACAGCTTGTGCTGCAGCGTGGTGGCATTACGGCCTGTGGTGGCAGCGATTGCGGCGGCACCGCCGGGATAGTCCCGTGCGGCGTGGTACAGGGCTAATTCGAGCGTCAGGACTTCCCTTTGCGCTCGATCAACACAGCTTAAAGCTATTCGGCTCATGGCATTATTCCTACAAGGTTGCCAGTGCCCCGCGACATGCAGTGGTGGTACATTTGCCGCGTGGCTTGAAAGGGCCCAAAACGCCGGCTAGATCTAGGGATCGAACCGGCACCGTGCCGAGGCGAACAATCCGTTGTTCACCTCTGGCGCAACAGCTGCCTAATCTGTGGTGGAAAAGGCAGCAACCCAAGACATCCGTGTCTTGGTAGCGCGGTAAAGAGAGGTGGTTAGCATGTGGTGTGCACGCAACTCTTTATCGCGACCCAGCAGCACTGTGGTGGTGTGTGCCGGGAGAAACTGGGCGGCCCTTGGGTCGCCTTTTTTCTATCTACGCTGCAGCTTTCTGCGGGGCCGATGCGGTGAGCAACCAGGCGGCATCAAACGCGTTACCCTTCTGCTTTGCAGCGTTCGCCAAAAGTGCGGCGTAATGGGTTTCACCGGTGTAATCGGTGCGGGGAAGACTGGCAGCCAAGCGCCATTTATTGAGCGCCTGATAGCTCCTTTCACACACCTTGGCGGCGGCTCCAATGCCGCCTACTGCTTCAAATGCAAACGCGATGGCGTTCGGAAAATCTGCGGGGTCCAACATGGCAACCTCCATTTATCAACTCACGGTTGATATTAACATCAACTGACTATTGCGCAACCCCTGTGAGAGTATCAACTCATGGTTGATAAGAACGAGCTACGGGCAGCTTTCTCGGCGCGCCTTCACGAAGCACTTGACGATGCCGGTGTACGCACCCGGGGTCGTGGTGTGGATATTCATAATCATCTGAAAGCCGCCGGCGTGACCAAAAGCACTCAGGCGGTCAGCAAGTGGCTAAATGGCGATGCCATAGCTGAGGCTGACAGCATGGTTGTACTATGCTCGTGGCTAAAGGTACGGAGGGAGTGGCTCGAATATGGCGTACTGCCTAAAGAGCAAACGGGAGACAGCAACGTCCACCAGTTTGGCACGAGGGACGAGAGTAACGTCAGCGAGGTGACGCGGCGTTTTGGAAAAGTGCCGTTGATCTCATGGGTTCAAGCAGGGGCTTGGTGTGAAGCAAATTTTGATCAGCACGACGGTGAGTCATGGCTATCCTGTCCGGTGCCCATCAGTGGAAGCGGCTATGCACTGAAAGTATTAGGGGATTCAATGACAAATCCTGGACCAGGTCGCAGCTACCCTACCGGATGCATAATATTTGTAGACCCCGAAGCAGAAGCCAAAACGGGTGACCGCGTTATTGCGAGGGTTCCACGCACCAACGAAGCCACATTCAAAATACTCGTTGAGGATGCTGGGCGTCAGTATTTAAGGCCTATAAATCCGCAATATCCAGTCATTGATATTACGGAGGAAACGCACATCTGTGGAAAGGTTGTAGGTTCATTCATCCCTGAATGATCAAGTAGGCAAGCTATCCCATAAAATTAATCAGTCAAACGCAAAGTTCGATAGCATGTCTATACGATTTAAAATATTCTCTAGGGAAACACCATTACCATACCGACCATGATGCTGAACTAACTCTAAGACCCTAGCTGCGTACCTCAAATTTAGATCTGAAATTTGGACAAGATCAACTACCTTATTGAGTTTGGCAATCCTACTATCAGCCCAAGCCTTAGAAGTACGCGACTTCCCTGAAATAATCAGTGCCTCTATGTATTGCCTAGCCCAAATAGCGTGATCGTCCTCACCAGAAATCACAATCTCTAAGACGGCTAAAATCTCATCACCACCAACTCCTGACTTAGAGAAGTTAGCGTACACAGTGGAATGATTATCTTTAATATACAGCAAGAAAACCACAAACTCCGGATAGAAATACTGACTACTTGGAACAGTCAACGAAATCAATTTAATTTTGGAAAGCAACTGCTCAACACCCCTGAGCGACATCTGCCGCCCAACTATATTCAAAGTGCTCAGCAAGTGCTCTCTATCGTAGGCAGTATCACCCGTATTTCTAGCTGCAAAATAATCATCCAACTCAAGATGAGCGAATAAGTGATTAATGAAAAAATTCACTCCTACAGAAGGCAAAGTAAACTCAACATCAATAAAGCGCTTTAGATACCCCAAAGCATCAAATTCAGCCCCATAAACAGCTTTGACACTATGGGCAAGTTGGACTTTATCGAGCGCCAGTACAAACACCAACCCCTCAATATCCAACAAATGCTTAATTCGCTCTAATAACTCGATTGCATACGTAGGCCGGCACCGATCAAGCTCATCTACAAACACATAAAGTTTCTCTGCTTCTCCATCACCACCCTTTAAAACTTCAGCAACATTCTTCTTGAACTCGGCAATAGCCTTCTTGTTATTTGCGTAAGCCCCTATAACATCTTTTGAAAGAGCCTCCGTAAACTTTGCAGCCTCATCCTCCACAAGCTTATCGGTATCTAAAAGCCCAGCAGTCGCGATTTTTACCGCAACAGGGATTCCTCTTCTCAGAATATGAGCTCCCGCCTCCTTTGCTTTGGTCCAGGCTTGAGTCTTTTTAGAATTACCCTTTAAAAAACCTGACAACCCCGAGTTCATCTCACCAAGAAATGCCAACAAAGGATCCACAGCAAAGTCAGTTTCCCATGCGCTAAAGTAAACTGACTTGCAGCTTGAAGAATTTAAATTTGCATGAAGCATTTTCAGATAAGTTGTTTTACCTGCCCCCCAAGGGGCATTCACAGAGAGCACAATAGGTGATGAAACGTTCTCCAGTAGTCGAGTTAGATTTTCAACACTATCACGTCGATTCAATTTATCGTTCTGGAATATATCATCTTGGGGAATTTCCAAAGTAGCACTTTTAAGTTTCAATTATTAAATCCCTCTAATGTCTCGATTTTTACAGACAACCAGAATTAATCCGGCAAGTGAGCAATCAATTTTTGACCATATCACTCAGTAGCAAGCAGGGCTATACAAGGATAGCTAAACGCCATACATCAACCAACGGTTGACGTTTAGCAACCAATGGTTGATATTAACCTCACTCTTCCACCACAGAGCGAGGCAACACCATGCACACCACAGCCACCCTGCACGTCCACCCGGCCGTTGCTAACCCCTTCCGCATCTTCGAGATTCGCCGCCTAGCGCAAGATTGCGGGTGCACCTTCATCGCATCCAAACCCAAGCTGAAAGAGCGCACCACACCCGCACCGTTCGATCCTAACGGCGGAGGGCACGCAGCATGAGCAAGTTCAAACTCGACAACCGTACCCTTGCCCTGCTGCATGCTCAGGTCAATCTCAGCGAGACTTTCAACCACACGCTGCGCACCACACCACGGCGCGATGTGCTGGCTTTCCGCCTGAAAGTCGAACGCAGCAAAGCCGACACGCACTTCACCGTTGAACTGGGCACCGAACGCCACACGCTGACCCTGACCAACAGCAAAAAAATGCACCTTAAACTGGCCGACTTCATCGAAGAAATCGCCAACGGCCCGCTCGATCCCAGCAAATCGCCCGAATCACTGCCGGCTCTCCACGCAAACCGTCGCTACGGCACGTTTGATGTTGAACACAAGCAACAAGTGTTCGAGCTGGTACGCACCGGCGGCGCGATCAGTCTCGATCTGGGCTTCGAGCAGCCCATTTACCTGGCTGTTCACCGCAACAAAACCCGCTCCGGCATCACCACCATCATGGGCATCGGCGTGAAGTCGCCGCGCACCAAGTGCTTCACGGTATACGGGACCGACGTCGAGCTGTACGGCATGGTCGTCGAATCCATCATCCACTTGGCCGCCGCAGCTACACCTGCCGCGCACGCAGCGTAGGAGGCCGTGATGGAACGTAGCCTGGAAAAAGCCGCCAAGTACTTCGGCATCACCCGCCCCAAGCTGATCGCGCTCATGCGTGAAAAGGGCTTGCTCAACGACCGCAACTTGCCGGCCTTCCCCGTCCGTGACCGTGAGTACCTGCGGATCAAGAACGGCAACTGGTACCACGAGACTGCCGGCATGCAGTACAGCCAATCGACCAAGGTCCGGCAAGCCGGCATGCCCTGGCTCGCCGAGCAACTGGGGCTCGAACTGCCGGCCATTCCGGCAGACAACCGTGACGTGGCCTAGGGAGTACGCCCGGCAGATCGTCGCCATGCGCACACGCGAGGAGCGCAACGCCGCGCTCCTCGAAGTGCCGGAGCATCTGCGGGAGCTGACCAAGCGTCATTGCCTGAATGCCTGGAACCATCCATCACGACTCAAAAGCAAGGAGGCCGAGGCCAATGAGCAACACCAGTCAAACACCGCTGCGGCTGCAACCCGCGCCAGATAGCGCGACCGTCGAGATGCTGCATCAACTCTTCGGAGACGTGCTTATTCCACTGGAAAAGCTGCGCGTGCACTACTTTAAGAACCTCAATGAAAAGACATTCATCGAGGCGATCAACGCCGGTCGCATCCAACTGCCGGTGACCACTCTGGACCACAGCGCCAAGGCATTGAGGTACGCCCACATCAAACACGTAGCGGCCCTGATCGACATCCGCGCTTACCGAGCAGATGAAGACATGCCGCGTCCAGAAACCGACTCAACCGAGTAAGGCCAGTAACCCCCTACGGCTGCCACCACCAGCCAACAACACAAGGAGCACACCACATGACTGCAATTCAAATATACGCACTGATCAGCATCGTTATCGCGCTTGGGATCCTCTACTGGGTCGGCTACAAGGGCGGCTTAACGGATGGTCGAGCCGAGGGCTATGAGGATGGCCATGTTCAGGGCTTTATGGAAGGGATGGACCAGGGCGAGTCAGCAAGCGCTACCGAACTTGAGCAAGTCACCGAACGATGCCGGCGCCTGCAACTTATCTTGGATCTTCAACCACAAGATCGGCTCACCCTGTTATCCATCGCCGAAAAGCTCAAGCTTGCGGCTGACACCTTCCGAGCAGTGAGATCCGAGAGCCAGGCAACGCAAGCACTAGCCTTGCGCGACAAGGCTCTGAGCATGGCTGCCCTGATGGATCCGTTCACGCTGGAGGATGCAGCATGAACTTCATCTTCACCTTCACCGGCAAGCACTTCAACGTCTATGAGCCTGAAGTCGACATGATCGACCCACGGGATATATCGCACTCGTTGGCCCACCTGTGTCGCTTCAACGGGCACACTCGCGAGTTTTACAGCGTGGCACAACACAGCTGCATCGTCGCCGAGCTGGTGCCGGAAGAACACAAGTTGGCGGCCCTGCTCCACGATGCGACCGAGGCGTACCTGGGCGATATGACCCGGCCACTTAAACAGTGGATGCCCGACTACCGAGGATTTGAGGACGTCGTATGGGGACGCATCTGTGAGCGCTTCGACCTGGCCTTCAATCTACCCGCATGCATACACCAGGCTGACCTGATTGCGCTGGCCACCGAGCGCCGCGACCTCATGCCAACCGATCCGGTTATCTGGGATTGTTTGGTCGGCATCGAGCCCATGGTTGAAACCATTCGTCCATGGCCTGCCGCAGAAGCACGCAACACCTACCACCAACGCCTGATGGACCAACTCGCTATCGAACACCGGAGGAAAGCGGCATGAAGAACCAACAGAACAGCACCGGCGCCTTGTCCGCTTTGCTCCGCACAGCAAATGGTGGCAACACGCTAGAAACAAACAGTCTCTGCTGCGCAGCAGTAGGCATTATTGCTCCCCCCAGCGCCACTGCCGAGGCACTTATACCCCACGAAAAGCTGCGCGGAGCAGCGCTCAGTGATGCAACGCTAACCGCTCCAACACGCCCGCTCGCGCAGCCTGCCGAGGGGTATAAAGCCGTACACCATTCAAATGGTAGGCAGAATTTCAGGCAAAGCTACTCCGGCTCCTGCAGCCATTCGCCTGAGCGCCATCACCGCTCGATTCTTAGCCAGCTCCATGTAATAACGGTCACGATTATCGTATGTCGGATCATCCAGATATCTCTCCGTATGATCCCGTACATCATTGACTGCATGGCGCAATTCCAACCAACCAAGTGCTACTTCAGAAAGAGGGACCTGAATAAAACTGACCTCCTTCAAGAGCAGCTCGCACTCTCTAAGCGACCCCAGAAGCTTTGTTACCACATCGTCCTCGGGGCGATCCTGGTCGATGTAGCTATACGTGTTCACAGAAACCTCGGCTGCGTACTTGGCTACGCCATAGATCTTCTTAAGCAATTCATTTTCTCGATCACGCTCAGCACTTCTCCGCTCATTGCTTTCACGATTCGCAACCCATACAGCGATCAGGATTGCGGCAACGGAGCCAACTGCTTGAACCCAAGCAGGTGCGTCTTTCATGACTCCAAAAGCTTCAAGCACCGTAAACAGCGCCCATCCCAAAGCACCTATTGCTACAAAAATCCATACTCCCCACGCGGTGGCGATACACATAGAGAGAGAAGTTTTAAACCCTTTCATACTGCTCGCGTCCTTTCACCTTGCCGAGTTACGAGATTGCCCGCTTTGCGCTCTATCGTCCATGGAGATCAAGCATGACGTCCGTCCAACAAAGCCCAATTGCAGCAACAGTGAAAACTCAATTCAGTATCAACCTCGCCGGCGAGATCCGCGTTGACCTCTTCGCTGGTGGTGGCGGCGCAACCATGGGCCAGGAGATGGGCACTGGCATACCGGTCGATATCGCCATCAACCATAACCCTGACGCCATCAGCATGCACAAGCGCAACCACCCGAGCGCCGAGCATTACATCACCGATGTCTACGACGTGTGCCCGCGCCTGGCAACTCGCGGCCGTCCAGTTGCGCACCTGCACGCCAGCCCTGAATGCACCCACCACAGCCTCGCTGCCGGCGGTCAGGCGCGCAGCACCACCAGCCGCTCGCAGTCATGGGTTATTCTGAAATGGGGAGGCCAAGTCAGCCCCCGCATGATCACGATGGAAAACGTCGTGCAGATCCTCCAGTGGGGGCCATTGATCGCGAAGCGCTGTAGCAAGACTGGCCGAGTGGTACGCCGTGACATGACTGTCGCTGCAGACGGGGAGCGAGTACCGGTACAAGATCAGTACCTGGTGCCCGACCCCAAACGTAAAGGGAGAACCTGGCGCAGATTCGAAAGCATCCTGCGGTCAATGGGCTACGACCTGATATACGGAAAGCTCAAGGCTTGTGACTTCGGCGCCGCAACTACCCGCGAACGCCTGTTCCTGATCGCACGTCGAGACGGCCGACCACTGCGCTGGCCGGAGCCTACACACTTTAAGAACCCGGGCAAGGGACAGTCGGCCTACCGCACTGCTGCCGGCTGCATAGACTGGTCAATCACATGCCCGAGCATATTCCTCAGCAAGGACGAGGGGCGTGCCGCAGGCGTCAAACGACCACTTGTGAACAACACGATGGAGCGTCTGCGCAAAGGCGCCAAGCGCTACGTCCTCGAGCACAAGAACCCGTTCATTATCAGCGTGAACCATAGCGGCAACGACCTGGCGCGGTGCCAGTCCGTGGAGCATCCGGCAAAGACCATCACCGGCGCGCAGGGATTTGCCCTTGTCACACCACAGCTCGTCCCCTTCATCACCGAACATGCCAATAGCAGCATCCAGCGCAACATGCCGGGTGATGACCCGTTGCGCACTATCTGCAGCGGAGTAAAGGGCGGGCATTTTGCCCTGGCCGTGGCCTATGTCGCTCAGCACAACGGAGGATACAACGTGACGCCGGGGCATCATCCGGTAGATCCGCTGACCGCGATCACCACCACAGGCAGCCAGCAACAGATCGTCACCGCACACTTGTCGACACTCCGCAGGAACTGCGTCGGTCGGGCAATGGACGAACTCGTGCCGACTATCACGGCAGGCGCCGAGCATCACGCCTTGGTGGAGTACAGGCTCGCTCCAGAGATCGAGGCCGGCGCGATGCGTGTCGCTGCCTTTCTGATGGGCTACTACGGTACCGATAACACCTACGATCTGCGAGATCCGGCAGCGACCATCACCACACGAGACCGACTGGCACTTGTCACGGTGACGATTCAAGGCACGCCCTACGTGATCGTTGATATCGGTATGCGTATGCTCACCCCTCGTGAGCTTTATCGCGCTCAGGGTTTCCCCGACAACTACGTTATTGACCGTGGACACGATGGCAGGAAGTTCAGCAATAAAACCCAGGTGCTGATGGTGGGTAACTCGGTGTCGCCGTGGCCGATGATGGCGCTTATTAGTGCCAACAAAGACATGGACGTAAGCGAAATGATGGGAGAGGCGGCATGAAAAAGGCTTTACCGAACCCGACAATTGACGGGGTTTGCCTGAAGGCGACAGTCAGCACCGGCTTCACCGTTACTAGCCCTGACGGGAAACCGGCTCAAATGGCCATCGTGGACGAGCAAGGCAACATCTTAGCCGCAGGCGATGACGTCTCATGGGCGGCATGGCGTGTCTGCGTAGAGGTACAAGAAAACTTCTGGGAGGGTCAGGGGCACCTGGTTGTTCACGCCAGGCCGCCGGGGCAACTGACCAGCAAAAAACTTGCCGCTTGATCAAGACGGGCGGTCACTCCCGGCCGCCCATGCCCCTGTGCGTCGCTCGATCCGCATCCAGCGGCGCTGCCCTGACTTGGCAATAAGCAACACATCAATATGCTTGCGCCCCTCTGGCACAACTCCACGAATATAAATGACTATCTTTTCAAACGTGTCCATCATCAACTGACGTACCTTTTCCCGCGCTTCTACTTCTTGATTGTCGACGCCCTCAGCCAGATCCAGCCAGAGACCGGCATCCGCCGGTAGTTGCCGTGCGGCGATGCTGACTAGCGCCCTCTCAGCCTGCTGAACTTCCGCCTTTGCTGCCTGCTGTTGCTCTTCCAGTTCCCTAGCCTTGCGGACAAATACCATCGGGGTGGCCCCTTCGCTCTCCCCCGCCAACAATGCCTCAGTCACGCGGGACAACTGACGCTCCAGGTCATCAACCAACTTGCGAGCTGTCACCAATCGCCCCCGTAGATCCTGCCCGTCATGTGCAGGCTCCTGCAGGCGCTGGAGATTGATCTGGTCAGAGCAATACGCCATCAGCGCTCGCTCAATCGGAACGATGGTGACACTGCCAGCGGTACACCCTGCCGCATTCATGTTCGAGACGCAGACCAGCCGGCGATTACAATCCCTCAACTTCCCTTCAGCCGAAACTTTGACCATTTGATTTACACCGGTCATCGCGGTCCCACAGTAGCCACACCAAGTCATGCCGATCCCTGTAATCACGCCAGGTATTGCACCTTTTGGGCGGCGCCGACTGCGCTGTGTAGTCAACACCTGTAGCTCGTCGAACTCCAGATCAGACATCAGCCGCGGATAGTAGTCAGGCAGCTCGTAAGCCTCGCCCTCCACAGACAGCCGCTTGGTCCCTTTCAATGCCGGCAGCTTGATCAGACGATATAACTGCTGAACATTTGCCCCCAACGCGTCGATTTTGTAACCGCGCTCAACGAGCAGACGGTGGGTCCGATCCGCCCCCAAACCTTCCCGGTACCTATCAATTGCGAATCTGACGATCTCGACCCGCTCGGGAATCAGCTCCCAGTCCGATCCAGTCCAGTTCAACCAGCCAGGATCGCCACCATTGCGGATCACACCTCGATAGGTGCCTGCGATCCACCCCTCACACTGCCGGCGAATCGCAGCTTTCACCCGTTTGCTCTTGGTATCGCTCTCTTCGTGCGCACGGATCATCACCAGTAGGCTGTAAACAAGATCCATGGGCTGAGCCTTCAGTTTCTCCCTGTTGTATTCCCTTCCATCACTGGCAGTCACCACCGTGATGCCGGCATTAATGATCTGCGCCAACTGTGCCTGGGCCTGGATAGGTTCCGCACGGCTCAGCCGGTCCAATCCCTCTACAACCAACACCGACCCTGCCGGAATACGTCCCTCATCAACAGCCAGTAGGAACACACCCAGCGCCCCCTGCTTGATGTGCTTCTGGTGGAACGCAGACAAGCCTTCGTCCTTCATTGACAACGTGTCATCCAACACCAGGCCATGCTCTGCCGCCCACGACTTTGCGTACTGCAGTTGACGATCAGCACTATGACCCAGGGCCTGCTTCGGATCTGAGAATCGCGTATAACTGTAGACTTTCGCCCCATTCATCGACAT